CATCATCCCACCCTTGATAGTTCCCATTCTTCATAGAACCAAACACATCTGCGGATAGATTAAGCTCATTTGCTATCTCCTCATCTGTGTATCCGTTCATTGCAAGACCTTCTATGCGCTTGTAGAAATCTTCACTATCGTAGTCGTGTTTTGGTTTTGCCATAACTATTCAGTTAAAAGTGTTTCTATCTTTTCAGAGAATACTTCACCTTTGAGAAACTTCTCATCGGGGTTAAAACCGAACTTCTCACAAAATTCTACCTTTGTCTCCCAATTATCGAATGATAGCATAAGATAAGCGTCCATATCTGCTGCTGCCTTTGTAGCGGCTTGTTTCACTTCTTCTTTTACTTGCTTCATGTGAGCAACTTTCTCCGCTCGTTCGGCTTGCTTTTGTGCAACTTCTGCTTGATGCTGTTCTTGCACGGGTTCCATGAGTGTTTCGAGTTCATCAGCGATGTTGTTTTCTTCTTCTGTTTGAAAGTTGAAATCCACACCGATGATGTCGAGGTCTTGTTCTGTTAGTCCTGCATCCTTGTAGTCGATGTCGGGGATAAGCTCACGGAGTGTGTCGTAGTTCCATTCGCCTTGTGCTGATGGGTTGTTGAGTAAGATAAGAAGTTCCTTTTCTTCTTTCTCCTCTACATCTATCAAATCCACACGGATAGAGTAGTCGTTCTCCTTTGTCTCGGGATTGTACTTTTGAAGCTCGTCCATGACCGAAAGGCGTTGGTGTCCGCTTACAAGTGTGTAACCTGTTCGCTTGTTCACCACGATACCTCCGACCATGCCGAACTTCTTGATACCACGTTTGAGAGCCTTTCGGTTCTCTTCGGGAATTGTACGAGGGTTCTGCTCGTGAAGTTTTATTTGAGAGCGTAGGAGTTCCACGCTCTCTGATGTGAAGTATTTGTTATCCATCTGACTTTTCTCCTGTTATTTGTTATCCTGCTACTGCGCCTTTGGCAGAAATTTGTTTACTAACTTGCGTGTGTATAAATGAAGAACGTTTGTTTGCCCTATTATACTCACGAGTACCTGCTCCAAATCTCCTATGTGCCCAATCATTATATGCCGATGCCCTTGCGTTCATTGCACTCAATTCTGATATAGACCTATTTCTTGCCATAATTAATCTTTATTATCCTGTTTATAATTCTGTTCAAATAAAATTCTCTCGCTCATTGGAAAGACTGCATATATCTTCTGCAAGTCCTGCGGATAGTGTTTCTGCAACCATGTAAAGCAGTCTATGTTAAAGCCAATTCCATTGCTCGCCTTGTTGCCGTACAGAACTGGTTGCGGCAAACGCTTCATACGCATATAGGCTTTAACGTCTTTCTGCGTCCACGATGCAAGCGGATAAACTAAGCCGTTATTCTCATACTCGTTAGCTTCATAGCCTTTGAGCATAAGATTTCGGTTCATTCCGTCCGCTTTCTTCATTCCTAAGAACGTATAGTAAACACCTGTCTTCATTCTCACTGCCTTAATCACATCAGCGAGTTTCAGCAGCTTTACTTTCGGATTAGGAACGCAATACAGACCGCCACGAAGTATATACGTTAAATTCCAATGAGGAACTTCCATGAACTCGACCTTTGGATATTTCTTCTTTACCCACCTTATCCAACCATTAATGTGGTCTAAATCCTTAACAAAGTACATAAACACACATATAACCCTTTCAAAGTGTGGATAGACTAAGTCCAATGTAACGAGCGAATCCTTACCAAGCGAACACATAACAATGCAAGATGACTGCTTTTCAGCCACCCTGCATATAACGTTATGTGCTTCTTGTAACTTGTTCATTATCCTGCGCTCATTCCAAAGCCCTTACGGAGCTGCCTATATACAGTCTTATGACTGCCCAATTTATTACCAGCTACTAACTGATGACGTCCACTATTGCCCAGATAAGAACCTGTTGCACCTGCGATACGACCTTTCAGTGTTTGTGCATTTCTTCTTGCCATAATCTAATACCTATTGAGATTACACTTTCTTCGACTTGTCCCTAATATTGTGTGAAAGTACTTTACCCAAATCAAACACTACTTGCTCAGCTACCCATACAAGTGGATTGCCATCTTTGTCCCTGCCGTGTTCATAAGTGATAGGCTCATTATTCTCATCTACGAATATCTCACAATGAGCACCAAGAACCTCTACAAGTGCATTGTCTCTGTCTTTGTTGTAGCCAACGTAAAACTGAATAGCATCGTACTTGATAGGCTGTGCATTGCCGTCTGCATCTTCGATTTCAAACCCTTCTTCATCAAGCTGCAATAGCTTTTTAACAGTAGTAGGGCGAACCTCTCTGAACTCTTGCACTTTGCGACCTGCAAGGATAGCATCGAAATACTTTTGTTTGATGATAAGATTTAATACTTTCATACGACTTTTCTCATTTTATGTATCACAAAGATACGATTTAACATTATTATATTTAGAAAAATCCGCCCTGTATAACCTACAATGGGCGGATTGTTGTTTAATAGTTTATTCTGATAGGTATAATTAATGCAGTATGTACATTTTCACTAATTTCTTCTTCATTAGTGTCATCGTCATTGGTTACTTCATCATTAACGATGTTGTCAGCTGCAAGTACTGGTGCCATTGAGAAGCTGCCAAGTGGTAAGGTATGCTCTACATTGTTATAAACATACACACCACGCCTTCTAACCCTGCCCTTATCATCTTGCAAGGTGATAAACTTCTTCGTTCTACTAATCACCGTGTAGACCCACACGGCTTCATAATCACACGCTGAACGCATAAAGTATCTTTCGCCTACCTCGAATGTCTTAACTGTACTCATAATCTATATATTAATAGTTCATATTAAATTTTCATGTTGCAAAGATATTACTTTTATTTGAAATAGTATATACTTTATTAATAGATTAATACAACTTTAACACCTGATTAAGTATATACTAAAATAGGTTAAATAAACGCTTAGAATTTGCATTTGAAAAAAATATATACTTACCTTTGTACCATCAAACAACAAGAAAGGTGAGACACACCAAAATATGGCAGGAATAAAAGGGAAATGTGGCGGTAAGAGAGTGGGTGCTGGTCGTCCATCTCTTACTGGTAAGGCATATTACTATAAGGCAGACAAGGAACTTGTTTCTGTTCTCGATAATCAAGAGAACAGAAACAGATTTATCAATGATGCTGTTAGGGAGAAGTCCGAAAAAGAAGGACTAATCTAATACATCATTGACTTTTTGGATAAGCTCGTCCACGCCTTGACGAAAATCTGAATAAGTGGTGTAAAGTACCATTAACTCTGTGCAGGTCGCTGAAATAACGCTTGCGCAGGTTACTTTGGTAGCTTTGGTTATGGCACGTCTAAGCCCTTGCGGCATCTTACCACCAAAGAATTTATTAGGAGAGTAAAGGTAGATGACAACGAAGATAAACTCTTTGCGGTCGTTTACCTTTATTTCGTTTCCCTTTAATTCCTCAAACACTTTGTAAATCTTCGGTATTAGATTTAAATCCTTTAATTTTGGTGATGTCGCCAATTCGTTATCAACTATGGCTTGACGAAGTGCCGTACGTGCCTTTTCTATTTTCTTGATTGTTTCGATTATCTGCTCCATTTATAGATTTTTCAACAAAAATATAGCAAATAATCTTAAATAATGAAATTTGTTTAGATAAATTTTCAATTATTGAGTAAAGAAACATAACAAAATTTACTTATTTTAGTGTGTTGTTCAGTGTGTTGTTCAGTGTGTTGTTCAGTGTGTTGTTCAGTGTGTTGTTCAGTGTGTTGCTTTTTGTTTTTCACCTTTGAAAAAATCTAAAATAAAGATAATTACAAAGGTGGTTAGTGTGTTGTTCAGTGTGTTGTTCAGTGTGTTGTTCAGTGTGTTGTTACTCTTTTAGAACATAATCTAAAAGTTTTACATTTGCCTCATTAATGTGGCTAAAGTCCTTTTTTATGTATAATTCTGTAATCTTCAATGATTGGTCAGTATGATTTAGCATATCATTTACAATATACTTGCTTATTCCTACATCATTAACGGCAATCGTAGCCATTGAGTGTCTGGCAGCATAGAATTGTAGCTTATCAATGCCCAATTCCTTTCCCACTTCCTTTAGTCCGATGTTTATCGCACGGTTGAAACTCTCCATGGTTGTAAACCTCTCATAGAAGTTAAACACACGTTCTTTACCCTTGTATTTCTCAACTAACGGCTTGATATAATCCGTTATTTTTACGTGTATCTCCGCCTTATCTCTCCGCCTATCCTTTGTCTTCATACGGTCATAGATAATAGTGCTATTCTCTAATCTATCAGCGTTATACAAGTCTGCCGAGTTCATTCCCATTAAACAGAACGAAAGGTGGAAGCAATCAAGTGCGAGGTCGTGCCGGCTGGACTTGCCCTTAACTTTGACATTGTCATAGGGTAGGGCAAATATCCTCCGTATAGTTTCCACGTCTAAGGCTCGTTTTTCAGCTATGTTCTGCTCTACTGGTTTATATTTGTCTAAGGAGTGCTTAATTCGGATAATATCGTTATCTTCATCGTTATAATAATCTCTTGCAGCGTTGAATATAGTTTTAATGCAATTAGGATATAAAGATTGAGCTCTTGGGTGGTCTTTTAAGGCGTTTTCAAAGGCTTTCATAGTCTTAATGGTTATTTCTTCGCAGAGAATATCATCACGCCCTACAAAGGAACATAAAGCGTTCAGAGCGGTTTTGTAATTCTTCACCCCCTTAATGGTTGACAAAGAAATCCATTTTTTTGCAAAATCAGTGAATGATATTCCTCTTTTGTCCCTTTTCTGTCGAATATATGAAACAATAGTATCAATATCAATGTCATTAAACTCTAAATTCAACTCATTAACCCTCTCACGATACAATTTTATCATATCATTACATCTATCGAGAATATTTGCATTCTTTATCTTGAATGAAGCTGTTATATCCTTTTTGGTTATATACATCGTAGTAGGAATGAACCGAACCTTTGAGCTATGGGTAAATCTAATCACCACATTCCACGTACCATCAGAACGTTTATTTCCTTTCTTTATTATCGCTTTGAATGTTGCCATATCCTTTCAGTCAATTTTCAGTTAATATTTACACCCTACTTGTGGACTTTACAACGCACTTTTACCGATGTATGTACATTCTCGTAGGTATAAAAGAAAAGCGGAAATCCTTTTGTTTATTGGACTTCCGCTTGTTTTCTTGAAGGGTGGAGGGTGGGACTCGAACCCACGACATTCAGAACCACAAGCGGAAGTTTTGTAAGCCATAACTTATTGATAATTATACGTTTATATTGTGGTGCTTTTTGGATTTGGTTAATTATCGGTCAATTTTCCAAATATTTTTAATTTCAACATCTCTCTATCTTCTAAGAGCATGTCCATTAGTTTCTCCTTTATCGCTTGTACTTTTGTAAATTGTGACTGATATTCCTCCATTTGGTCTTGCATCCTGTCAATCTGATGTTGTAACCGTTCTATAACAATACGTTGGTTCTTGATTATATCAAGCAGGTCGGAATATGTTTCTTGACCATTTATATCAGAAGTATAGTTGTGGGTAATAATGTCTCGTCCAGCGTTTCCCTCGTTGATGTTGTTAGAATCGTTGATATTACTATTCTCCGCACTCATGATTTGTTCTTTATCCATATTTTGTTTATATTAAGTTATATAATTCTTTGACTGACAATGCGAATGGCTTGCCATATACCCCTTATCTCATTTCTCTCGACATCTACCTGCCCATGAATTGGATTGTCTGCTTTTAATGTGATGAAATTCTTATCAAACAAACTGTTCTTTAATACTCTCTTTATCGTCAACGTTTTTCCATACACAACCAAAACCACTCCAGATGCTTCTTCCCATTTTGTATCTGGTATAATTCTTGCAAGCACTTTTGATTTGTCTGGAATGCTTGGCGTCATGCTGTCTCCGTCTATTTGAAATACTTTGTATTCTATATTATTCAAACTCTCGCCGTCTTCTGACATCACGCCGTATGTTTCCTCTTCATATGTATTGTCGTAAAGGCTTTCCACAAAAGATGCCTTGGCGTCAATAGATACATATGGAATGTTCACAAGTTCCTCGCATAGATATGGTTTTACTTCCTTTGCGGTACTGTTTTTTGATGTTTGAATGTTAATATTGTTAGAACCATTAACACTTCCTCCAGCAATTGCCGACTGATTGTTTTTCCCCGATTGAGTTCTGTCTCCATTAATGAATACAGAACCTTCACCTGTGAGAATGTACAAAGGGTTAACCTGCTTGTAATGCTTACAGAATGATTCTAATACCTTTGATGACACATCCTTTGTTTCACCATTGCGGAGTTTTACCATCATATTTTTAGTAATCTCTGGAACATCTGTGTAAACACGATAATCAGAGAGTTTCAAAGCCTCCATTACTTCGTATAATCTGTCTTTTTTCATTTTTTTCATAAATTTCCTCCTATTTTCTTTGTTAGTATCTAAAAAGATAGTATCTTTGTAATCGCATTTGTGCAGAATGCGGAAAGACATCGCTAAATTTTCCCATTTGGGAGTTTAGATATTTAACCTCTGTAAGACTGCACACTTGCAGAGGTTTTTGTTTATATACAACCGACCTCTTTATTCCACGTTTGACGGCTAAATACACCTTGGCGTGATCTTAATTACTTTCTCAAAAGGGTGCACGGAGAAAGACGCAGGACTTGAGTATGGATGCGTGCAGGCGGTGATAATACCGAAAAGCCATACGACGCTTACAGAGATTATTCCTTTGAAGTGTGCCGAGCGACCGACTGATAACGTTCAGCAGAGCAAAGGCAAGTCCCCGACACCAAATATTTATAGTTGGTGGGTAAGGGGGAACTCTGCCTTACTCCCTCCCTCCTCCATTAGCAATTTAATTATTTATTATTATAGTTTGGGGCGCAATTTTTTATGAATGAGTTAAGAATTTTTGAAAACCCACAATTTGGGAAAGTAAGAACGGCAGGAACAACGGATAATCCATTATTTTGCCTTGCCGATGTGTGTAGAGTGTTGGAACTCCGTGTTGATGGTGTTACTTCAAGGTTGAAATCCGATGGGGTCAATCGAATTGGGGTCATCGATAGTATGGGTAGACAACAGATGGCTATCTTTGTGAACGAGCAAAACCTATATAAGGTCATTATGCGCTCCGATAAGCCGCAGGCAGAGCCTTTTCAAGATTGGGTATGTGGAGATGTCTTGCCGTCAATACGTAAACATGGTGCGTATATGACCGATAACATCATAGAACGTACACTAACCGACCCCGACT